CCTGCAGAACCATTCGGACGAAATAGTCCCGTATTTGAGGTGATGACAATGGGATTTTTAGCAAATTTTATAAACAGCCTGACGGGACGCACGGCGTACCTGGCCGGATACGGGACAAAGTCCGTAAGCGTTAATCCTGATCTGGAAAAAGACGCTACCTGTGTGGCAATCCTGGACACCAATGCGACGCACATCTCCCGCGGGCAGATTGTGCATGTGATTAAGGACCAGGATGGCAGGATCAAGCAGATCAAGAGGACCAGCGACTACACGAAATTATTTGCGCGGCCGAATCCGATGATGACGGCACAGGAATTCAAGTATTCTATGGCTTGGCAGGCGCAGGTGACTAACACGGCATTCGCATGGATCAGATGGGACTCACGCATGAAGCCTGTGGAAATATGGCCGCTTGTGTATCTCCAATTTGAGATCCGGGAGCTCGTGAACAAGAAAGGTTATGCAGTGGCCATACGGACGCCTGAAGGCGCCCAGGTGGTCGTTGACATGGAAGACCTTGTGGTCCTGCGGAGGAAATACGACGGCTCCACATACGCGGGCAGAGGGAATGACGCTCTGGATGGTTCTCTTGAGATGATGCAGAACATGTATGCATCCCTGCAGAAGGCCATGGAGGTCTCTAACAAGGTCCATGGACTCTTCACACAGAAGAATGCCATGCTGGCCACAAAGAGCGCAGAGCAGGCACAGAAGGACTTCGCAAAGAGGGTTAAAGAGGCAGAGGGCTCCGGCGGTATCGTTGCTCTGGACGCAACAGAGGCATACACTCCGTTGACAGTATCGACATGGGCGGCTAATGCGGCGCAAATGAAGGAACTGGAGAAAAGGCTGTACACATTTTGGAGAACTCCGGCGGAGGTCGTTGATAACACTGCAAATGAGCAGACCATGATGAATTACTTCGACGCCATTGTCGAACCATTCTGGGAAGAGATGGGCGAAGCATTTACCAGGGCACTCTTTACCAGACGCGAGCAGGATTTCGGCAATGCCATCATGGTCACATCTAGTGCGGCAACGGGGGCATCGTGGGGCACGAAGCTGAACATCATCAATTCGACCAAGGAAATAGGTCTGCTGACGAAGAACCAATACCTTGAACTGCTCGGATATCCCCCGACAGATGACGGCGATGTTGCTTATGTATCGCTCAACTACATCAAATCCACCGACATGAGCAAGTATCAGGTCGGAGATGACAGCAAACCACCTGCAGACCCCGCATCTGACACAGACACAGGAGATAAAGACGATGGAAAAGAAAAAGATAGACAAGATTCTGGAGAAGATTGACTCCGGCAGAGAATACCGGCAGATGACGATCCGGGTGAAGTCCGAGGAGGAAGAGCCGGACAAACCCAAAGAGGAAGAGCCGGACGACAAAGAAGAGGAGCCCGACAAAGACGATAAGGATGACGAAAAGAAATCCTACACCGTCGAAGGATATGCTTCCACCTTCAACGAGCCGTATGAACTGTACAGTTTTGATGGCTATACGGTCCGGGAGCAGATGGACCCTCACGCTTTCGACGAGACGGACATGTCCGACGTTATCATGCAGTATGACCATCAGGGCAGGGTATTCGCCCGCAACAGCAACGGCACTCTGGCAGTATCGACCGACGACCATGGCCTGCACATGGAGGCGAATCTCGGCGGGACAGAGGCAGGCCGTCAGCTGTACGAGGAGATCAAGGGCGGCTATACCACAAAGATGTCCTTCGGCTTTACGGTCGACGAAGATAAGCGGGAAATTACGGAAAACATCGAGACCAACACGATTGATGTCCTGCGTACTATCACCAAGGTTCGGAAACTCTACGACGTTTCGGCGGTATCACTGCCCGCCAACGATGGAACAGCAATCAGCGCTCGCAGTTACTGTGACGGAGTAATCGCAGAACTTAAAGCGGAGAGACTCAAGAGCGTTGCGATACAGGAAGCCAGAGCAAAAGCACTGGCGGCCATCAACAAATACCACAAGGAGGTCGCACATGACTGACAATATGGAACGCCTCAAGGAAATCGAGGCAAGACGTGAGGAACTGACCGCAGAGGCCAATTCCGCAGATGCTACTGAGACCCGCCTGGCGGAGATCACAACCGAGGCAGAAAGCCTTAACAGAGAAGAGATGGAGGTACGTGCAAAAATGGCACTTGAAGTAAAAAATACCGCTCCTGTGACTACTCCCGAAGTGGAGTCCAAAGCAGATGAATTCATGAGAACCGGCAGAATGGTCATGGAGACCAGACAGCTCCTGTCTACCGGACACATCGCGAAGCCCACCCAGGTCGGCGGGATCAATGGCATGGCTGCTTCTGCGGCTGATATCGTTGACGATGTACACGCTTTCGTCCTGAACGGAGTCGGCACATGGAGAGCCGCATATCAGGCAACCGGAGCGGCTGCTGCAGCTGTGACCGAAGGACAGGCTGTCGGCGGTACCGGCGCAACATTCAACTATGTCGATATCAATCCCGCCGAGTGGGGTATCCTCGACGAGATCAGCAAGCAGGTAAAAAAGCAGTCTCCCCTGGATTACCAGGGCGCTATCGAAGACTCCGCAGTTTCCGCACTGCGCGATTTCGCGTCTGCAAAGATCCTTACCGCTGTTCAGGCTTCCAGCCTCAAGCAGTCCATCTTCTCCAGAGCGCTGGATCAGAATTTCCTGCGCAATACTGTCCTGGGTTTCCGCCCCATCAAGGGCAAGGGCGCTTGCAAGCTCTACATCTCACAGGCCGATCTGGCTACTCTCGGCGCTGTCCGCGGGACCAATGAAAAGAAGGCTCTGTATGAGATTACATTCTCTGATGAATCCAACACTGCCGGCACCATCAAAGAAGGCGGCATGGCTGTTGCTTTCCGCATCCTCGACGGCCTGACCGCCGGCACACAACTCTATGGCCAGCCTGCTACCATCGACATGCCCATGTGGGGTAATTACGCAGTCGAGACCGACGAAGGCGGCGACTACTTCAAGCGCAACATGATCGGCATCAAGGGCACTCAGACAGCAAATGCTGACCTTGTCGCTCTGCACGGCATGCAGGTCATCAAGCAGGCAGCAGAGACCTGATCGAGTAAAGGAGGCCCGGCATGGTAAGCGCGGAATATCTCAATAAAATCAAGTTCGCGGTTCGGACGGTGTCCACAGATGACAACGTCATAGCGGAGATTGAGGACATCATCGAGGAATGCCGGGCGGACATGGTAAACAAGGGAGTTGATGAGGACATAGCAAAGGACGAATTTAATTATTCCGTCCTCGGCTGTGTCCGCTCCTTTGCCCGGTCCCGGTTCGGCATCGACGCGAATGATATACAGCTCAACATGCAGGACTATCGTCTGCAGGTGGATGAGTTGAGGAAGGCGGTAAGAAATGAGGATACCTGACACAGCGGTCCTTGTATCTGCTGTCTATGCTCTGGATGAGTATGGAGTCCGCAGGTCGACAGAAACAGAAAAAACCGTATACGGATATTATGATTCTGTGACTGCGACGGAACTGTTTGAAGGCGGGAGGAATGGTTTGAATCCATCCTTCCGCTTTGTCATGACGGAACTGGATTACAGCGGGCAGGCCATACTCATTCGGAACGGTGAACGGTATGCAGTATATCGTACCTATCGACCGAACAATGGCACCGTGGAGCTGTACTGTGAGCGGAAAGGCGGGACGAATGGCTAAGAAAATCCCCATCGATCAACTGCAGAGCGAACTGCACAAGATACTGGAAGAGTACGGGGAAGATGTGGCAAACGGCACCCGCGAAGCTGTTGCAAAGATAGCGCAGAAGGGAGCGCAGGCTGTCCGCTCAAATTCTTCCGGCTCCTTTGGCGGTTCCGGTAAGTATGCCGGCGGATGGACATATCAGAGCGAGTACAGACGCCTCGGGTCTGTTGCAACTATCTACAACAAGACCCCGGGACTTCCTCACCTGCTTGAAAACGGACACGCTAAACGCGGAGGCGGGAGAGTATCCGGCAGGACACACATCGCACCTGTCGAGACAGAAATCATCACAGAATACGAGAGAGCAATTCAAGAGGTGGCTACAAGATGACCTATGCGGAAATATCGCAGATGATTTCGGCGGTCGGTATCCCATACGCCTATCATCATTTTGAGGAAGGCAGTGGGCAACAGCCGCCTTTTATTACGTTCTACTATCAGGGAGATAACGATTTTATCGCTGACAACATCAATTATCAGGCCATCCGTCCCCTGACGATAGAGCTCTACACAGATAACAAAGATTTTGCGCTGGAGGCGGCAGTCGAATCCGTCCTGACAGCCCACGACCTTGCATTTTCGAGGACCGAGGTTTTTATCGATTCCGAACAGATGTATATGGTCACTTATTACACGGAGGTAATAATCAATGCCTAACAAAATCAAATATGGCCTTAAAAACGTACATGCCGCGATCCAGACAGAGACAGACGGCGTCTACACCTATGCAACCCCTACAGCCATTCCCGGTGCTGTGAGCCTGTCCCTCGAAGCGCAGGGCGAAGCAACTCCCTTTTATGCTGATGACTGCGAGTATTATGTGAGCGCGGGCAATAACGGATATTCCGGCGACCTTGAGATCGCACTCATCCCCGAGTGGTTCCGCACTGATATCCTGCAGGAGACCAAGGACAGCAACGGTGTGCTTGTCGAGACATCTGACGGCAAAGAAGCGGTCAAATTTGCCCTGCTGTTTGAGTTTGCCGGAGACGTCAAGGCAGTCCGCCACGTCATGTATAACTGCACCGTTGCCCGTCCTGCAGTTGGCTCTCAGACCAAGGAAGAGAACATCGAGCCTCAGACCG